ACATGCTTCCATTGGTGTGTGTCCAAGTAGCTCACATTCTGCAATATCTTCGTCTGTTAGATTACCAGCTAATGCTGTGACTAAGTGTAGGTCAGGTTTGAATATACTAATTGCCACCTAATTTCTGAAACCCATCATTCACTTCTTGAACGAATTGTTCATCTCGCCTATTCTGATCCCAGTATCTTGGATCGTTCATCTTAGCTCTTAGATCATCTATAGTTAATTGGCCTGTGCCTTTATCTACTCCATCAGCAGTATTAACACTAGCTACTCCCATATTCATAACTCTTTCAAGGAAACGAATACCAGTAGCAGATTGACCTAGCTGAACAACAATATCTAATTCTTCATTCTGAAAATTCTTAGATGCCCAATTTGTTACGCTATCTATTCTTGCATCAGCATTATCGCCTAGCTTTTTCTTTTCAGAATCTAAGTCTTGTTCAACAATAGTAGACTGAGCAAATTGTTTTATACCCTCATGGAATTGTTCATCATTAAATCCCTGTTCAAATGCTGTCTTTTTCCACCAGTCTAACATAGGATTAGCAAGTATATCTTCTTGTGTGAATCCCTCTATCTCTGGAATTGTATAAGCATTTTCATCTTCTGGTCTATCTTTCATTTGCTCTGCTTTAAGTTCACCTACCAGTTCTTCCTTAAAGTCATCTTTTCTTTTACCAATCATACCCTCTAATTCTGTATATGATTTAGCTAAAGCTATGTCGTCTAGCTTTCCATCTTTCCAAAACTTTTCTGGTACATGTTCAGGTCTGGTTGGAGTCTGGCTTTCGGTTGGTGCAGATTGGGTGGGAGGGAGATCGCCAGACTCCGTTGTTTCTTCTACTGCTTGTGGTTCTACTAAAGATTCATCATTCATTTGTTTGCTCCTGTGTTGCTTGATGTTGTCTTATTCTTGTTTCAATAACACCAACTAAAAACCTCTGGCCCTCTAAATGAAACAAAGCATCAGCTTTTATTTCTGGTCCAGCTACTCTTTCTGTTGTTATTGATTTTAAATATTTAAGTGTTTCAATTCCATGTGGTGTTCCGAAAGTAGTAGCCAATAAATCATTTAACAAATCATTATCTTTCTTACTTGTTTCATATCCATCAGGACCCAATATCTTCTGTTGTTTGGTCATTTGGTATAGCTCCCATCTGTTGTGCCTGTTGTAAAACTTGCTGTCTATCAGCATCAGTCATTAACAAATCCTCTGGCACGGAGAATTTTTTAGCTAAGAATTTAGCAACTTCATCACCTTTAACTAACATAGGTAACATCTGTGGTCCAAACCTAGCCATGACCAATTCTAAAAATCTATCTACTGATGCAATATCAGTTTGCATTTGTGCTTGTGCTAATGGAGAGATACTTACTACTTTAATTTCTCTGCCATTAATCTGTGGTACTTCTATTCTACCCTGTTTCTTAAGTATGTGTATAACTCTGCGTAAGATTGGAGTGACCAGCTCTGCTTGTAATCTTCCAAAGGCTGATCCAATTCTTCTTGAAAGGTCTGCCATTCTTTCTGCAATTTCTGTTGCAGAGGCTGGGGTTTTGTTTGGATCACCAAGCATATCATTGTATAAAGCTCTTTTGATATTGTTACGCATATCCGATAAGATAATATCAGATATTCTAAAATCACCAGCATTTTGTATTGGTTGGAGTCCAGACGAGCCTGGAGCTTTTGGTATGACTGTACCCGGCAATAACTGTATTGTATCTGTATTAACAATACCATCATCTTCCAGTTGGTATATACCTGAGATAGCCATCTGCGCATTTTCTAATATCATCTCCACAGTTAAATTAGTAGTCTTGATTGCTGCCATAGCGTTCATCAATGGTCCACGACCGTATACTTCTCCAGCACATTTACCCCAACGGAAACAAATATATGGATTAGAACCATTACCATCCATTTCTCTATGGACTATCTTACGCTTTTCTTCTTTAACTATAACACAGAAATGATATTTCTCATCAGGTAAAACAGAATAATCTCTGTATACTGTTTCTACTATTGTAACTTTTCTATCAGGATTTCTTTCGATATTCATTTTCATATCTTCTGATACATCAGCATCAGGATATGCAATAGGTATATCTCTATATCGTACTAATCTTTTCCGATATATCGTGTCAATATCGTCTTGAGGTCCTGTGTCCAAGCAGATATGAGGGAGCGGAATTGCTGTAAAGTTGACAGGGTTAATTGCGTCACCTTCTTCCACAAGTAAGCAACCTGTTCCAACAGCCAAGTCCAAGAAGCTTTCATGTACTTCTTGATTAAAGTTGGAATTTTGCAGAACTTCAAATACATATTCTGTAACATCATCGAGAGCTTTGTTAACATCTAATCTTTCCTCCTCAGGAACTTCTTGTCCTCCTACTAAGTCAGCCCATCTGGCAAAGTTGGGAACAATTCCAGCTTGTAGTCTTGAAGCAAACTCTTGTACTCCTACTACAGCTGTTTCATCAAAAATTTTGTCATGTCTATTTGCACCTTGAGATTCTTGAAAGAAGCTTTCTCTTTGTGGTAGTGCATATTCATAACATTCTTCAAAGGTAGGAGTCCATAATTGTTTAGTGGCCTCCGCTTTAGTATACCTTTCGAGTATTTGTTTTACATCATCTACCATAGTCTATGAGCCTAGAGGATAACCTCTACCCCCACTCAATCCACTAATAAGTGATCGTCTACCAAATCCAGATTGCAATAATCTTTCGGCTTCCGTTGCCTCAGTCTTAAGTCTAGTACGCTCGTCTAGCTCTCCCTTTAGTTGAGCTGCTCTTGCTGCTTTTGCGTCTTGACTTTCCTTTGGCGGTTTTGGTGTTTTTATACACATATTTTTTCATCCTTTAAGCATTGGTAGTAACAATTAGAAATTGAGCAACGCACATTACTTTTTCATCCAGAAGTTTAACAGCAATACTAGGAGTGCTGCAATACCAAATATATCAAAATAAGTAAGTGTCATTAGAATTTACTCCAGAAACTTTTTTCTTTTTTTCTAGCTCTTTTCTTATCAAATGGATTAAAGGATGCCTTTACTTGAAAAGCATCCCTTAATGCGTTCCCATGTGTTATCCCTCTGCCCTCACCAGAACCTAGCATCAGGTATTGTAGGGCATCATGCACATGGGAGAATCTGTTTTTGTTTGGTGTTTCTTGGTATCTTTCCTGTCCTGTTACTTGTAATCTTCTATAGTGATAGCCACCATCAAACCCAGCTATAAGTTCTTTACATCTTTTATCTATGATTACTCCAGACTGGCCCTCAAGCATACGAGTTAGTCCAGCATTTACAGACTCTAACCTTAGACTTACATCATTACTAGGTGCTGGATAGACTTGTACTCCAGCTCCTCTCATTATCTGGAATGGTGTACTCTCATCAGTCTGCGCTCTGAAGTCACCAGCTGGATCACCCCACATTTGTAGGTCACAACCCTGATAATTCTGTGCAATCTCTTGTCGCATTAGCTCTGCAAAGCGTACAATACCCATGTCAATACACACAACTTCCTTTAAGATGTTCCATCTTCCGCGAATTTTTTGGGCAAATACGGCAGCTGGAGTCAATCCAAAGTCCATACCTACATAGACTGTATTGCCATTTGCCACCGGTATATGTTCTTCTGCTACATGAATGAGCTTATTAAAGTCTGGATATACTGGTTTACCATCATCTAATCTACCTAATCGGTTCATAACATAGATGTCTATCCAAGATTTAGTCTTACCATTGACTATATTCTTGTAGTATTCTGGGGTTAAATGCTTTTTGTTTTCTGCTTTATCGTTAGATTTGTAACCTATAACTTCATTCTCATCATTCTTATCTTCAATCATACCTCCTGGCTGATTCCAAAATGCCCAGTTATCAGGCTTTACTAACATTAATGCTTCTTCTCGTGATATATGTTCTGGTACTATAGAGTCACCAGCCATGATAGCCCACCAATGATCTTCTTCTGGAGCGTTGGTATCACATATAACTCCGTACCATGACGGTCCACCATCTTTCATAGAGGGGTATCTACCCACTCTCATAGTACACGCATCAATAATAGACTTAGGAATCTCTCTTGCCTCGTTCACCCATATACCAGTTAGCTCTAATGATAGCAGTTTCTTTACATCTTCTGGTCTATCTAGGGCTAAAAAGATAATCTCAACATCTAAATCGCCTTTTTTTATGTGGTGTGTAAAGGGAACAGACCATCTAAAGTTTCCCCAATCATTCTCAGGAAACCAGTCAAGCCATGTTTTTATAGTTGTTGTGCGTAATTGTGGGTTAGTATTCCTTATAACTGCCCATCTGCTGCGCCTTTTTCCATCTTCCGATGGCTTTTGTAGTAAGGCACGCCTAAACATTTCTATGCAACATGCTACAGATTTGCCAGAACCTACTGGACCACGAAGCCCACGAAAGAACGAATCATCTTTCATAAAGGTTTTCAAGGTGTCGCCATCTGGTTTGTATTTAAGTTGCACGCTTACTGATCCTTTTCTCGTAACATGGTAGACAAAGTATTATCTCACCACCAGTAATAACAAATTTATCTCCTTGATGCACAGACCTTTCGCATATACGACACGGCCCTATAACTCCTCCCCTTTTGTTTCGATACAGCTCCTGAGGTGTCATATCCCTCTTTAACTTCTTCTTCTTTACTCCGACCACTATTCCTCCGTGTAGTGTTCCACCCTATCGCTAAATGCTTTTCGGACAAAATGATCCAAAAAATTTTTCTGGAATAAGAGAGTATAGATGTCCTTATC